GCAGGTTTCATAAGGTGATCCAGCATTGGAGGAAAAACCAAACGCGATAGCATCGGTATTCGCGGGGTAGAGCACTCTGGCAGTAGTTGGGCTACCAACGGACAGCATATAGGATCCTGTGGTTCCCCAGGCACCGCCTGCTATCTTAGAATAGAGGATGAGGGTGCATGGAAGATCTTGGGCCTTGAAGGAAATGTCACAATTTGTGGCAGCTCCTGCAACACACAGAAAACCAGTATGGGCGTTGAGTCCCGAATCTAGGATGGACTGACAGTTGAACCAAGACTTAGCACCATTGGCATCGGAAGCGACATAATCGGAATTAGTGTTCACTTCACTGACGCCGCTGGCGTAAGGGTTTGGCGAGACTGTCACAGAGCAGAGCGTTCTCACAGCCGGGAAAACCGTTGCACCGGGGGCGGAGATATAACCGGGAGAGAAAAGGTCGGGGGACATGATAGCTGTGAAGCCATTGGGATAGGTAGCGGAATCAACATCAATAGTGCGGTGCAAATGTTTGACACACAATTGCGCAGAACCAGTTGCCGGAGTCACTTGTAGTTGAGTACCATCAAGAGATCCGGGCATCATGAACTGTCGTGCATACTGAGCCAAAACCGGGTTTACCTTTTGCAATGTCTTCACTCTTCGAGCCTGTGCGGGAGCAGCAGACTTGAGGATCGACTTCTGGGAACGGGGAACGGAATGGGATTGGGAGGCCATTGGGTATAGGAAGGAGAGGAGGGGAGGAAAGCGGGAAGCTTACGCAGTGGGGGTGCTTGGAAAATCCGAAGCGCCCCCCCAGCCGGCACCGTTACGAGGCGCCACATCGGAACAAGTTTAACGACATTAACCGGGTCGTGTTCCCACAAATTCTTAGACATCTACAGACAATGGAACGTGTTCAAACTTACACTTTGCGAATGAACACTTGCCTATAGCGAATTTGTGACATATCTTGCTGATATCGTGACGGAAGTTGCAGTTCTTTCGGGGGCACTTCTTATTGCGAAAGAAGCTGTTACACACAGGGGGGGCAGGTTTGGGGGGCCGGGGCGCGGGGGAGAGTTTGGGTCCTATGACGACTCCATCGACGGACACAGGGTAAGGCAGGGCAGACACTGCCTCTACCTTCATCAATGGGGGGACTTCTGACAATTGGGAGATCGACATGAAGCGCTTGTACCATTGAAAAACGTCAGATATGTTCTTCTGAGTTTGCTGAACAAACATTAAGAAACATGGATCGTAGTTACCTTCTGGGGTCATTAGAGTTTTGGGGTCGGACTCATAGGTGGGATAGACGGGACCGTCTTTGAATCGTTCCAAAAGTGCGGCCGTGCTGAGTATTGAGTTTTCGGGTAGTATGTGCTTGAGCCATTCGCGGCGCTCAACTACATCGGTCTTTCCTTTGCCGGTGATTTCAAGGATCTTTTGAGAAATATGTCCTATAAAATTACCGGCATCGGTGACGTAGTAGCCAGCAGCTTTACGCCAAGCGAGGGTGTTGACGTCCATCTTGCGATCGCTACAATCACTAAAATGGAACTTCGACAACGTACGCATGGGATCAGCGAAATTGCGAATGGACCCATGAACGGGCCAATATCTACCGAGGAAACCAACAGGGTCAGCGGGTTGGCGGGGAGTGCACTTAAGAACGAAACCTAAGTCAGCACAGGTCTGTTCGTAGTGGGAGGGATTGGGGGTGCGGAGGAGACCATCATCACCGGCACACATACCTATCTTACGATAGGAGATGTCACGATCACCACCAAGGCGGCGAAAGTGGGCGTATTGCGCAAAGGCATGACGTATGGTGTTTGCAACGCTGGTGTCAGCGCTACCACTTGCTTCAGTGTCATTCTTACAATATCGCACTTTGTGTTCAGTTTTGAACATACAATAACTAAGGGCAGCGGTTAGTTCTCGTATTTCATCGTGAGTCTCGGGGGGGTAAACGGCGAGGAGGAGATCTAGGACTAAAGTGACATGGAATGAGGATTGAGTACCATCATAAGCAGAAAAGTCACCTTCGACCAGGATCCCGTCCGCTCGTTCGGATATGTCTGCGACCCGTCTAGCAACTTCCGAAGGGTGAACTCCGAATGAATACCAGGGGGCCACTATCTTTAGAGCGGCGGATAGGGGTTGTGTGTAGCAGCTATATTTAACCACATGTTTGGGATCAACAGCGGAAATATTTCGCGGATGCTTTATCGCGGGATAAGCTTCCGTCTTCTGAAAAGCCTTATTTTCGAGATCTGGCTTTCCAGCAGCAGCTTGCTCGTACTTCTTCTTTTGGCTTGAGGAAGCATTCTCTATCACATCCTGGACTCCAATAGGAACAAGTCGACCAATAGTGGCAGCCAGTTTCGCGACAAACTGTTTGCGTAGTGGGACATATTCTTCAGGAATCGGCTTCAACTTACTCTGGGGGGCGGTTAGTCTGCCGGACAAACAGGCCAGGTCATCAGAGAGAGCAGAAACGGGACAGAATGCGGAGTCAACGATCGGGGGAAACATCGTTTGACCCTTTGGTTTGGCAATGTCGTCATCATGGACATCAGAAAATTCAGCCTTGTAGGATCGAGGTAGGCGACTGAAAATCTTGGGGGGGGGGAGGGGTTGGGGGTCGACTCTCAACAATTTGACAATACTCACAAGATCATATGCGTGGGTGTCACTACCAATGACACGACACACACTTGGGCTAGTAACATCCGAGGTGATGTGAATCAGCTCAGAGTACTGCACGTTAGTGAGATAATGAGAAACGCGAGAGCTAGGATGTGCTACAAAGACACCATCATGTTTCGGGAGGATATTAACACCGTTCACATTTGTCGGGCGCCAACGAGTCAAGGCTTTGACAGATCCAGTGAAATACCATAGAATGGAACCCCAAAATCCTGTTGTAAAAACGGGAAGGATTTGGACGAGGCGCCTATTCTTAGAGACTTCAATTGAATCGACATAGCAATGACGCATGCGCGTGGGGACACCCCAGGGGCAGTCGAAAACAGTGACGTAGTCAACACTCCAATCCCAAAGAGAATGGCTGTAAGGATTACAACCGGCATGGGTTTGGGTGATACTTCCATCAGCGTTGACGACCATGAGTGTGTCTTCTGTGGTGGTGGCAAGATCATCGGGAACGATGGTGTAGAGCTGGAGCACGGGGGCAGCAAAGATCAGATCTGTCAATTCTTCTTCTTCAAGATAGTAATCGACGTCGATGCTTTTGATGAGGGCGTTGGGTGGGATGGGGTCTTGTTTGGTCGGAATGCGCAAATCTTTCTCAAAGTATGAAATTCGACTACCAGCGACACCGCGTCTCATATCCTTGGGGGAACAGGATACGGAGTACTCAGTGAGGCCGTGTTTCGTTGCAAACTCTGCAATAGAGCGATCAACACCGGAGCGTTCCGCGGCCGAGATGGCGTGTGGATTGTGTGCTGAAGGAGTAGATTTCTTCAAAACCTGTGATCTGAAAGATTCACGAAGCTTCGAAACATCACATCGCTGTCCACTCTCCTCGGTGACGTCCGTTCTGAAGCTGACGAACATCTGAGTTAAGTAAACTTTGACGCGATTGCGCATCCTGAGAACAAATGTCAGGATGAAGGGAATTTGGATGACGAACATTATCCATTTGTATAGCAACCAAAAGATAATGAGATAGGAGGACAAGCAAAGCGTTAGGAACATAGCATTGACGACAAAAGCGATGAGGTCAATTGGCGATAAGATTGCGAGCTGCAGCATCTTACCAGCAGATTGTTTTAGTCACAAAACAACCAAAAAGTCGCGCACGAGCGGTTAATCC